GAACCCGGAGCAGAGGACAGGGTAAAGTTGACTGTCGTGCCATCACCAGTCGCATTGTTGGTGATGTAGTTGGCTCCGATAATAGCTCCAGAAAGCCCTGCAACGAACTGAGAGGAGCTAACGACAGTAGGCTCACCATTGGAGTCAAACTGAAGAATACCGTCCACACGGTCTGCCTGAGCGGGCAGAGTCATATCTAGGCCAGTAGGGTCAAACTGAGGCGCTCTGATTGACCGTACAATGGCTTCAGCATTCTGCTGGGCAAAGATGGTCTGAGCATCCAATTCGTCATTCAGGCTGTTGGCGAAGAGATCACCACCCGTTACGAAGTCAGTAGAACGCTGGATACCTTTGTTACCAAAGATGGCAATGGTGTCAGCAGCCGTAGCAGCAGATACCAGGGTGATATAACCCGTACCATCCACATTGATCGTTACGGTGTAATCCGTAGTCAATGTGAGCAGGGTGGAGTTTTTGTAAACACCAATATCCCCTTGAGTAAGAACCTCAAAGGTAAAGGTGTATGGGCCAGTTCCAGCAGAGCCAGAATAGACTACTCGGCGGGTTACATCTGAAATGGGGTAGGTCATCTGACTCTCCTATCCTAACTGCCCTTATGGTAGTTAAAAATCAATTGGTTGCAATACATTACTGAAGCATCTGCTGAACTTTGCGTTCCACCTTCATTTCTTCACCGATCTGAAGGCGTTCAATCCCAATGGCGAGGCTGCTATCTTCCTCAATCAGGCGCTGTTTGGCAGTCTTGTAGGCATCTGAAACGACACCCTTGACCCATTCCTTAGCGTCTAACGGATTGTCCTGAGCAAAATCCACAAATTTCTGGTCATTGGCTAAATCAGTCAGCTCCATCTCCAGCGTATTCCCATTGCTAAACATAGGCTCCTGAGTCGCCAGTTCGATCAATCGGTTGTACTGCTGGGCATTCAGCTCAACGCCATCCATGCGTTTCTTGGGCTGGTACTGCCCCACTCCCAATACATCCAGAAGCTCGTGAGCGGGGCTGTAACGGCCTTCTGAGAGGCGGAATGGCATTGCTCTACCCCAAGCAGAAGAAGAGCCATGAACCCTTCTCTGGCCTGTGATGGAGTCCAATGCTGGTGGCCTGCCAGGAGCAGTAATTGGATTGCGGTTGTAGTACATTGCTAATGCATCCATAAATCCTTTGAATGCAGGATTAAGATCACCGTAATCTTCTGTGGTTGGGATCGGTGACTTTACCTCAGGATCAAAAATGCGGTTGGTGTAAGCAAGCAGAGAGCTATATGCCCCTACAGGAGAGCCACCAATAGCAACTTCACTGACCTGCTGAGTCACATTGCTGAATATACTCAAGAGGTAATCTGTACCTTCTTTGCCTCGACCACGGAAAGTAGTCATTAGCTCGTTCAAACCAGAAATTACTGGCAGTTCTGACATGTAGTCAGATACGCCAATGCCTGCACCAGTAAATAATTGATGCATTACATCAGCGTCAGGTTCCATCATGGAGTATTCGCCAATGGTTGCACCAATGCCCATTAACGCACCTACAGGCTCCAAGCCTAGGTAGCTGATATAAACCTTATCTGGGCCAACAGATACATTGGTTCTGTTTTGAAACTGCATGAGCTGTTCGTCATCAACATCAGATCTATCTAATACGATGCTGTATGGCTGCCATCCTTGAGAACGCAGGACATCTTTGTCTTCTTTGCGGTAAGGGCCAGCACCAGTGATATTTCCATCTAATGCCATAGTTCCAATGCCGTACATCATGGCCGATCCAGTGGTCACTCTGGCGATTACCATGTCACGCTTGATGCCACCAGCAGCCCAGTCTTCACGGACACGCTTAGACAAAAATGCAGAAGGAGTGCGCTTGTTTAGCTCAATGGAAATATCTAGCGGAGTACGAATAAATGGCACATACATCTTTGCCGCAGGGTGCTGGGCAATTCGCTCAATACTTGCCAAACGACCTTCCAGTTCTTTGGTAAAGGTCATTTCACCTGCAAAATCTAATGCTTCTCTGTGAATATCATCTGGAGGGCTAGACAAGATTCCTGCCATACGCTCATCAGCCAAAGCCTTGGCTTCGTTGATGTCCATGCCAGAATCAACCAGTTCACTCAAATAACGCTTCTGTTCACGATAAGCTAAGGTATTCAAGCTGCGGCGATAGTTGATAGCCTTGAAGAACTCATCCTCTGCCATCAAAGCACGACCAGGTAAGGTAACAGCCTTGCCCCAATATCCAAAACCTTTGGCTAGGGCTTTTTCAAATTCAGAAGCGTTTTCGGAAACGGTAACATTAAAAGGATCATCTAAAGTTCTGTATTCAATTTTTGACAAACCAGTAATCTGTCTGTTTTGCTTGAATGCTTCTACAGCCAAGGCTCCGCCTTCACGGACGCCCTGAGCCATGCTGTACATGTCAACGAATACTTCTTCTTGGCGGATGATATCTTCTGAGCCAAACAACAACCTACGAGATTGGCCAATCAAAGAAGCAGTTTGTTTTTCTGCAAGACTTAATCCGATATAAAGCGCATTTGCTGTCATGTTTTTGACATGGGTCATAGGACCAGACAGGATTCCATTGATCCAAGTGGTAAACCAGATGTCTTTTGCTCGACTTCCCAAAGAACGCTCTGCCAATGCAACACGCTTGGTCTGGCTTGGGGTAGAGGCATAAGCTCTAGCCAAGGCAACAAAGTCACCCTTGCCGCCCATAGAATTGACCAATTCAGTCATGCCAGCGCCACGGAATTCCATTCCTTCTCTGGCTTGACCGAAGATTGCCAAAGAGCGAGCAATATTGGCTTGCTTCTGTTTAGCCCCTTTAGCCAAAAGACCTTCTAGTGCCAATGCCTGACGGAACTCAAGCATCATGTCGTCAGTCAAACTGCCATCCAGTGATGCAGCATCTACCTTCTTGGCAAGCTCAAAGGATCGTTTCTGAGCATCAGACAATGCCAGCATCATCTTGTAAACCTGAGCTGGATCTGCTTCTAGGTTCTTGTTTAGATTGATGATGTTGTTGACAAACTTCTGGTCGTAGCCTTCTGCAATGACCTTAGCAGTTACTTCGTCAAAGCTGATCTTTTCAATGTCACCAGCACCAGAAGCACGAGCAACAGCTTCGATGTGCTGTTTCAGTTCTTCTGGCCCTTGGATACGATTCAGGTTAAATACCGTTTCTGGTGGCTTGCCAGCTACAGGCATTTCAGGTTCTGTTTCACGGATTGCTGTAGCCATCTCTTCAGAAACAGCTTCAGGCTTACGCAGGCTAGGAGTCTCACGGGTACGCTTAGGTGCTTCCCCTAGGATCTTACGAATAGGGCCAAGTACAGCAACTTCAGTGGATTCGCCAGTAAAGACAGAATCCTCAGCAGGATCTACTGGGGGCTGCTCAATTGCTGGAGTTTCTACAGGATCAGGAATGTTTTCTGTTGCTGTGGACAACAGGGCTTCCTGAGTCTGGTCAGGACTCATGGCATCAATGAGTGGGTCAATGTTCTTGATTGCCATTACTTAGCCCCTTTCGATAATGCTTCTTTAACTTTTTTAGCGCCTTTAACTCCAGCCTTAACAGTCTTGCCGACTACCGTTGCTGGAGCCACAACTTCTCCGGCTATGCCAAAAGCTTCACCAGCTTCAGGGATTTCCTGAAATGCTTGTGACTGTGGCTGATATTCAAAGACATTCTCACGGAATGACTTCTTTAGGTCTTCAGATGTCGGCAATCCAGTCGGCAAATCCAAGCCCTCAATGAATTGCTCCATATTGGACTTTTCTTCGTCAGATGCCATGTTGTATAGACCTCTGGCAAGGCTAATCAAATCGCCAGGAAGACCTGCAAATCCAGCAGCAAGACCTTCCGTCCCATAAGCCATTGCATCGACAATACGCTTGAACGGCTCCACAAAGACCAATTCAGCGACTTTTCCCATATCTACGCCAGTATCCTCCATGACGAACATAGATTGTTCTGGCTCTACAACAGGCATGTCTTCGGCAAACTGGAATCGAGTCCCAAGACCCATGGATTCCTTGTAATCAGCCATGAAGATGTCGTCTATGTTGTCCATTACTTCATCCTATCCAGACGCTTACGGATCAGTCTGCGGATTGTCTGATCTTCTACCAGATTATCCAGTAGGTCAGGGTTTGCAATCAGGTTGTCAGTGACCTGCTCAACGTCACCATCAAATACCCGCTTCAGAGCTTCCATGATTGCTTGACGATCCTTTTCCTTCTGTTCATTCTTGGCTCGCTCAACAGACTGAGCAGCCAATGACTTGGCCTCTTCTAGCGGATCAACAATTTCACCACTCAAAGTTTTTTCAACAATTTCTGATTTGGTTACATTGACATCCTGCTTGGCCTGTCTTTGAGCATAAGCAGGAACACTCTGCATAACCTGAGATTCGTAATATTTCAGGGCTTCTCTGAGTCGTTTGTTCTCTACAGCCTTAGCTCGATCTTGCAAATCACGAGCCTGACCCCAAGACAGGCTGCCTTCTTCTGCTAATTTCTGGATGCCAGCAGAAGTGAGCTGTCCATTGTCTACTTGGTTTTCAAATGTAAACAAAGCAGATTCAGGTGCTTCATTTTCGGTGACATCACCTTTCTGGAATGCCTTGAGTTCTGAGTTGCTGGTGATCTTGGTTTCGGCTTCTGCGTTAATGTCCAGAAGACGGGAGATTGCAGCTTTACGTTCCTGTGGGCCTAAAGCACCAGAATACAGGTCAAGCTGAATCTGCTGGGCTTCCTTGATAAGGTCACCCTTGCGAATATCAGCATTCTCTGTTTGCAGCCTTTTCTGCTCGGAAACGGTCTTGATGACTCGCTCCATTGCCTTGCCACGATCCTCATCGGACATTTTGTTCCACATGGCCTGGTACTTGCCCATGTCACCAGAACGCATCTTGGCGTAAGCATCCGCAGGGCTAACAGCAAAATCTGGCTCTAATACACCAGATGAAATGCCATTGATTTTGGCCTGACGCAATGCTTCATTTGCCTTAGTAATATACTCAGGTTTGTTGTAAGCCACTGAGTTTTCAAGCAAAGGAACCAACTGGCTTTCCGCCATATTTTCTGCACTAACATTTACGCCTGTAATTGGATCGTAAGCATCACCAAACTTGATGATGTCTTCAATTACACGGCTAGTTGTTGTCAACGCATTGTCAAAACCTGCCGTTAACACGGCATCCATTTGTTTTGCCTCTAGTTCAGAAATGGTCTTGAGGACACTATTTCCGCTAGTAGCCAAAGTAGCTCGCATCTTAATTGCGGCTTCTGGATTAAATGCAGACACAGTAGCTGCATAGCCATCAATCAAGTCATTGATTTCTAACTTTGCAGTATCGTAGTCAACCTGACCTAGCTTTGCTGTGACTTTGAGTTTTTCAAATTGCTCAGCAGCACTCATGGCAAGGTCATTTGCAAGAACTACGCCCTGAGCTTGCTGCAAAGTTTCACGGTAAACCGTCCCACCTTTTCCTGTAAAAGCACCAAGGAATGACTCTAATGGGCCAGCGGGATTCTTAGCGGCTTCAACCTGCTCCTGTGTGACAGGATTTTCGGCAGCATAACGTTTGGCAGCTTCAATGGCTTGAGCTTCAGCCTTTCCTTGAGCAAACGAACGCAACCGATCCAGCTTTTCGTTTAGATTGCTCCAGCCTTTAGCGCCAACCTCCAGATTGGCAACAGATAGGCGAGGCAAGTCTGCGTAACCGATGCCTGCTCTGTTGTATGTAGGTAGCTCTGCCATTTTTATAGCCCCTGCATTCTAGGCGAAATAGTTGTGTAGTTTTCAATAGGAATGAAGTTGCCATTGCTAAATGAATACTGTGTAGATCCATACTGAGCAGACCGTGGCGCTGGCGCTCCAGCAGCATTCGATGGCGCACCAGGAGTAGCAGCCTGACCATAGCTATAAACGCCCATAGCAATCGTGGTTGCTGCATTAAAGTACGCTTGTTTCATAGCTTGTTTGCCAGCAGCTTGTAGTGACTGGCTTTGCGCCAGTCCGCCAGCAATCGCCATGTCAGCGTTTTCCTTGCCAAGGTTGTATTCTTCGCCAGCCTTAAATGCGTTGTACTGGTCAACTGTCATTGGAGAGCCAGTAAACGGATTGATACCACCAGCAGCAGCTCTAGCTACGATTGTAGAAGACATTTTGCGCTGACGATCCAATACCTGAAGAGCCTGATTGCTGTAGTTCAGTGCATTCTGACGACCCTGTAACTCAGCCTGCCTTGCTTGCAGGTTGTACATCGTCTTTTGATACTTGCCCTGCTGAATCGTGCTATAAGCCTGAATGCCTGATGCAATTAACGCTGCTACCGCCATTTCCATGACTAAGCTCCCCCGCTCGTAGCTACTTTGTACTCAAGGCCAAGTAAGGTTAGTTTGAGTGGATATTCTTGCGTCACAGTTACCTGAGCAGTCTTAGAATAGCCACGGATACCATACAGGCTCTTGATGCCAGTAAAGCTGGCAGTTGGATTATCTAAGGTTCCAGCAGTGTCAAATGACCGAATTGGAACCAAAATGTTATTGATCTTTATATGCTGCGTTTCGTTGAGAACAGCGTTTACCTCAACAACACGTTTTTTGTAGGCAATTCGAGTACCAGTGCCAATATCTCGCTCAATCGGCAATGTCTTGATTTCAACACTAAACGGCAATCCTACTTCGTAGCTAGTAGCCGATGTACGATCAAATGTAATGCTGCCAGAGCTTACAGTTTCGTCACCAAGCACATTGCCATCAGCAATCACATTTAAGGTTGCGCCCTCATGGGGGAGGGATGAGAGGGAAGAGGCACTGCCCCCAGTGAAGGCGCAATCTGTAAACGTATTGCTATCAAAGACCTCTACAAAATAGCCATCTGTTTCATCAAAGGTACGCTTGACCACAGCATAGATGTCAGAGATGTCTACACCAATGCCAACAAATTCACCATCTGTAATGAACTCAGATGGAGCTACTACCTTTTGCTGAGGCATTAGGCTGTATGCTGCAATCGTTCCATCATCAGCATTAGCGATCAAAAGCAGGTCAGACTCGTCTGTAGAGGTTGCCCTGCGCACAGCCATTTCGATCGGATTCTTCAGCAAGTGTGAAGACAGGACTGAAATAGCATTAGATACATAGGCTAACTGGGTGTCGCTGTAGATAAACTCAGACAAAGCCTTACCCTGACGACGGATGTACAGCGTTCCGCTGTCAATCTGGGTTACACGAATACCTTCACGAACACCATTTCGGCTTGCTGTGCGAACAAAGAAGTTAGTCGGAGTAATTGGCGTAGATGGCTGCTGAGGAACAAAGAACTCACCACCAGTCGTAAAGATTTGTAGGTCACGACCAGAGATAATATCCACAATAGAATTGTAGGTATTTGTGTCTAACGTAGCTTCTACAGCATCATCGTCATACGCTTCTACAGGCTGGAAATCGAAGAAGAATCCGACCTTGCTTCCCCATACCGTAGATGGTCTAGTTCTGCTTCCGCCAAAATACAAACGGCCTTCATGGAAAGTACAGCTCTTAGGCCATCCTTTTGTTGAAGACCAAGTATCTTCGTACCCAGACTCAAGCTCCCAGTTTCCTTGCTCAATAGGCTCATCTGCCTTAAAGAAAGGCACTTCTGTAACACCACGCACAGTTACTGGGTTTACATATTCAGTGATTCGCAAACGACCCTGAGGATCAGCATTGATGTATTGGTTTACATCAGATGCAGAAAATGTATCGCCAATCGTATAAACGCTAGTGTTGTCTGGATTTACGTCCCAATCAGATCCGACTGTTGCTACTTTTGTAGCACCAACATAGTCAGTGATTGTCCGGCTCTGACCCTCGCCAGTACCGCTCTTGATGTAAATACCAAGACCGTTGTATGCGTCATCAGTGCCTGATGCTCCGCTTGCAAGCGTAATGGTTGTAGCTGCTCCAGCCTGAGCTGTTCCAGTATTGTCACCTTTGTCTGAATACAAAGTAACAGTACCGCTCAATTCGTCTGGAATGATTGATCCAGTAGGATTGCTAGTTGACAGCGTAAACGCATATTGCGGAATGCCATCAAATGTAATTGCAGAACCAGTCCACACATCATGGTCACCGCCACGGACAATCTTGACTGGCTGAAAACTTTCATGCACCAAGATCAATGTGTCTGCGCTTTGCGTCCAACAGAATGTGCTTAACATATCTGCTGTTAGACCAGCGATTGCTAAGTAATCATTGCCAGATCCATTGATGTCGGTAACCAATACTTGATTGCGGAACACATACATGCGACCAGTCGTAAAGATCAGCATATAGCTGTCATCTACGCTAAACTCAAATGGAACAAGACGAACACCGTTTTCTGGTGCTGCATCTTCTGGAAGTTGGTATAGATGCTTCAGACCTGGGCGACGTTTAACGCCACCTTGCGGCTGCACAAGCACATTGGTCAGCTTCTCTGCGCCATTCTGATACTGAGCAATGTCAGTACGAGCGCGAAGAAGCGGATCAATTTCACCGCTAGTAAAGTTGGTCTGAAAATCTACAAACTTAGTCATTAGTAGCGTACTGCAATGAGGCTGTAGTCTTCGATCATCTGCGGAGTATTGCCCTGACCATCAATGTTCATGGCTGTCCGCATGTAGCCACCACGGTTGTTTTCGCCCGGAGAACCTAGCGCAACCGTTTTCCAGTAATCTGTCTTGCTGACCTGATCCGTAATGGGTTCTGCCAGATGCCAAGCCATCTGATATTTCAGAAGCTGAATGAAATACACAGGCATTTCTGATTCAGAAATCGAATACTGGTAGTCAATAACAATCGTTTCTTCATCGGTGAGAATCTTGTCACCGTAAATTTCCCACCGAGTCATTGGTCTTGCACCTACGCTAGTGCTGTTAAATACAGCACGAGGAGGGCCAATGCGGTCGGAAGGAAGTGTGTATTCGTATGTCCACTCATTGACTGGCGTATTTACTGTGCGAGCCAACTGGACTTTCTTAAATGAGAAGCTCCAAGGATACATCTGGAGCGTAGTGTTCTTCACATCGGAGTACAGACGGTCACAGGTGTTTGCCTCGTCAGTACCTTCGTTGAAGGACGAGATAGGTGCTGCGCCAAGCAGAATCAGCGCATCAGAGCATACTTGTAGGGCTGAATCACCTGCTGCCATTTTCTACTCCCAATAGAGAAAAGGGAGTCACCCCCAGGAAAACCCAGAAGTGACTCCCCTCATTACCACTTACCGATTAGTCTGAATCGGTAGCGGTGATGGTCAGGCCATCAGTCACATCGACTACGCCGCTTGCATTAGAAGCAACATAAACGAGGGTGAGAGCCTGAGTGCCACCAGTGCTGGAACGAACCAGGATTACGTCGCCTACGCTGAGGTTGTCGCTCAGAGTATTGAAGTAACCGCTGGTGTTCACATCAGCGATAGTGTCAGCAGTGGAGTAAGCATACAAAGACGGGGCATTGCCTGCCTTTGAAGCACCGATGGTTGCGAAACCAGTTGCATTAAAAGCCATGATTGCTACCTCCTATTAAGCGCCGTTTTCGTCACAGGTGATAGCAACTACGCCCTCTGCATCAATGGTGATAGCACCAGCAGAGAACATGGAGCTGACCAGGAAGCTGGTCTTTTCCGGTACATAGTTGATTTCAGTGCGGATGCCCATGCCTTCAGCCATACCAACGGCCTGCTGATGCCAAGCGTAAACCACACGATCACCAGAAGAGATGGACAGACCACCTTCATCACGGTCACCAATTACATGGAACTGGAAGCCGAGGAAAGTGTTGACTTCACCAGCAACCAGAGCCTTAACGGTGTTGTAGTCTGAAGAAGTTACTTCAGTTTCACCCAACAGCGAAGACAGGTTGTTAGCGTGGATCAACATGTGACGACCTTCCATCGGAACATTGCCAGCATCCATTGCCTTCTTAGCGGCCAACAGCTTGTCCAGGTTCAGGTCGGTGTTAGCACCGCCGATGCTGGAAGCTACGGTGTTAGAAGTACCAGATGCAGCCAATGCGTCAATGATGAGCTGGTCAGCGCGACGACCAATCGACTTAGAAACAACCTGAACAAGCTCAGAACGCTCGTCAAAGTTGACCTTAGCCTGATTGAAGATGTCGCTGTATTCAGCGGCGATGTAGTCAGACAGAGTTACAGTTGCCTGTGAGTAGCTGACGTTCATCGGAGTAACGTCGGTTTGCGGGATGCGAACCTGAGCTACGCCTTTACCAATTTTCGGGAACTTGTGAGTAGAACCCTCGACCCCAGTGCGAAGACGGACGGTGTTACGCAGTACGGACTCAGCCTGATAAGCCTGCTTAACCTCCGCATCGAACAGGGTAACAAATGCGTTAGAAATATTAACGGCCATTTGCAATCTCCTATTACGGTTTAACGGTTAGTTTTTCGCCCTTTTGGTTGTCCACATTGCGTGGGCCAAGACTTGCGCTTCACAACTCGCCAGTTGGGTGGATTACCACCATTTAGGGTCGGTTACCCGATTAGCCTGAAGTTGATTCTATACATAATTCAACAGGTTGCAACAACCCCATAAAAAAGCCCCCAAGAAAGGGGGCTATGTAGTTGATTATGCTGCCTCTCCGAACGCTTGCTCGAAGAGTTTTTCCACCTTTCGACGATATGCCGGATCAGTTTTATACTCAGGTTTAGCAACCATTTCGTACAACTCATCCTTACTCGGCGTACCTTCTGGCTTCACAGCCTCTACAGGAACACGGCCTTCGTAGGTGGCTCGGAGTTTCTGAAGCGCCTTGATCCCGGCAGCAGTGCCACCCCAGACCTTGAACTCTTCATAATCGTCTGCACCCCAGATGCCTTTCTGCACAAGACCGTTGCCCCAAGTCACCATGCTTTTGATGATGGCATCTGCGTTTGGCCCAAGGGCTTCACGCTCTGCCTTGACATCCATCTTGGCCTGTTCTTGAGCCATACCGCCCTGCTCTAAAACAGAACCTGCCAATTCATTGAAGGCTTCTTGGCTAATGCCGTATTTAGTTGCCCAATCCAGATAGGTCTTAACAACCGGATCATCTGTAGGGGTATTACCAAATACCTCAGTGCTGTATTCCTCTGGAGCCTTATGCCCACCAGCACGAAATTTCTTTTCCAGTTCCGCATAAGCATTAGCTAATTTCTCCATTTCTGGTTCATTAGCATCCTTAGACCAGAACTTTTCAGGCCACCAATCCGGTCGTTCCAGAGGGGTATCGTCCTCTGCATTCGGGTCGGCAGCCACATGGCTGATTTCCGCTTGAGCAGAGGTTGTGCTGTCAGTTTCGGTTTCAGCTTCTGCTGATACACCGTCTAACAGGCCACCGCTTTCTTCGGTTTCGCTCATTCTTTAATCCTCTTGATTCGAGTTTCAATGTCACGAATGACAGAGTTCTGTCCTTCGCGGAAGAACCCGAAGCTGGATTCAGCTCCAGGTTGCCAGCTTGGTCGCTCAAGATATTGCTCTCGCAGCCAAGCTAACACTTTTTGCCCTTCCTCCGTGGAGAAAGTACGGGCGATTTGGATGTCTAAATCTTCTTTCTTGCGGTCAATCGGAACCACATTCATGGGTTCTACGCTTTCCCAGCCTTCACTCATTGCATTACTCCTTCAGCCATGCCTGCTGCTGCCTGCATGGGGTCTTGACCCTGCATCTGTGCTTGTTGAGCCATCATTGCCATCTGCTGCATTTCCATCATCATTTGCTGACGTTCCGCCGGAGTGGTCAACACGCTACCCGGAATGCCCATTTTCTGAGCAACATAATCAATAACGCTACCAGCCTTAATTGCCAACTGGCCTTCTGGCCCCATGCTCTGTGCAATTTGCATGAACTGCATAATGGAATTGATTTCTTCCATGTTCTGCGCCATTGCAAGCGGAGAAGTTGGTGCAACTTTGACTTCTAAGCCATTGACTTCTAATGGCAAAGTAATCAGACCTGAATCATCCATGACCTCCAAGGTCTTCTGAACAATCGGGATCATGGTTTCGTTAATCAGACGACCAAAAGCAGAGCCTAGGTTCTGAGCCAATTCCTTCATGCGTTCGACAACTTCAGTCGCAGAACGAGCCGACATGTTGTCTGGCGGCAGTGATTCGTCTAGCAGGGTCTTCTTAATGTTCATCCGCAGGTCATTGATGATGATCTGAGATACATTGAAATCACCTGCACGAGGCAGAGCCTTGAGTGATTCACCCTGAGGGCCACCATTACGGGCTACTGGGATGATTGCGCCCGGTACGATGCGTACAGTCTGTGGATTCAAGACACCATCATCGGCTGCTGTATATACACCCGTAATTGCCAGTGACGCATTTTTAAGCAACAGCTCAAGCGTTTTGTTCAAGGTCTTGATGTCAGGCAGTGCGCTGATAACAGGGCCACGACCATAAATTTCACCAGCCACCTTCATAAAGCGGCTGACTACCCAAGGGCTAGTGTCTTTACGGCGGTAGACGATTTCAGACTTGGTTCCCTTATGAACCACATGGTAGCAATAGTCACCACGGTCATAGTCCAGAATCGTAGCCTCAATCAGCTCGATCTCTTCAGTCGGCTTGTCATCAATCATGCGCTGCAAATCAGGCGGAATTTCCGCATCAGACCACTGCTGCTTGATGGACTCACCCTTGATACGCATGCGGCGGTATACATTGTCTACCTGACCGTTAGCGCCTTCCTCAAATGCCACCAGATACTGCGGCACTGGGATAAAGTTGATCGGATTGATTGCATCACCCGGCTGAATCAGCATGACTGCTGTGCCTACAGACAGGTCTAGCAGGAACTCACCGATAGCGATGTCAAAATTCGACTGCTTGAGTACGGCGAACATCTTTTCGTTGTAGATGTCCAATGCTTGCTGTACTTCAATGCGGCGTTCTTCAGGTACATCCGAGCCAGGTTCCAGCTTGCACCACTTACGCTGTGGCGGGAAGATGCCAGATTGCATGCGGTTAGCAAAACGCTGGGTAGAGTTGATCGCAGTGGAATCGAATACACGATTCATCTTCTTGCGACCACCTACATTACCTTCATAGTAACCGTCATACAGGTTACGCTGCGGCAATGCAAACTCATACGCATCTTCGTACAAGTCACGGAAGTTTTCTTTGCGGGTTTGAGCGAGCTGATGGCGTTTCAGAATCTGCTCAACATTGAGTTTCATTGGCTTCGCCATCACAGGCTCCTTATTCGTACCAAGTTACTTCGATTTGTGCTGCCTGAGCTGAACCGCTTACATTGGTCATTCGTAGCAGATAAGTTGTCAG